TGGGACACCTAAAAATGGGACAGGAGGTGGAGCGCTTGTTTTACCGGACTGAGCTAATGGAGGAGATTCTCCGGAGCCAGGAAGCGCAGCAGATCATCACGTATTTAACTCCCAAATATGGGGAAGCATATACATTTTTGTGGCTGATTCAGATCATCGGCATGCAGCTGGACGACATGAAGACCTGGGCAGAGGGAATGACGCTGCAGGTGACGCCACAGACAGCAACCTGGAGCATTGGATTCTGGGAAAATGAATACGGGATTGTGCCAGACCCTGCATGGACGCTGGAGCAGCGGCGCAAAGAGGTGCAGAACAAGATGATGGCAAGAGGACCGATGAATCCCAAAAGGCTGTCCCAGATTGCCAGCAACTCCGCAGGCGTTGAGGTAGCGGTGGAGGAACGGACCGGAAAAAACAAATTCACCCTGCTGCTACGAGATTATCCAAGAGATATATCCCGGATGAAGCGGGAGGTGGACGCGGCCAAACCGGCCCATCTGATCTATGACTTTTTTGTGCAGAAGCTGGTGGACGCATCGGTGCAGTGCTTTATTGGGATTAAGCTGACGCAGCATAAAAAATATCATTTGGAGGTGAAAGCAGAATGAGCATCTGGCCAAAAGGCACAATGACAAAGGCCGGGCTGCTTTTACAGGCAAAGCTGACCAAGGGGACTACCCTGGATCTGACCAGAGCAGTGGTGGGAACGGGATATGTCCCGGAGCCGGACCTTCCATTTCAGACCGGCGTAATTGGAGAAAAGAGCAGTCTGTACTTCCAGCCAATCAAAATCTTTGAAGATACAGCAACGGTTACTGTGCCGGTTTTGCTTGAAAACAGCCATGTGACAGTGCCGTACAAGGCAAGGCAGCTGGGCTTTTATGCAAAGGACCCAGATGCAGGAGAAATCCTGTACTGCATCTGTCAGGTGGCGACAGAGGAGGACGGGGACGAGGTACCGACTGCAAGCGAAATGCCAGGCTTCTCAATCGAATGGAACGTCTCGATGGGATATGGCAACGCAGACACGGTGAATGTCACCTTTGACCCGGCGGGGCTGCTGACGCAAATCACAGCAGACAATCGGTATTATACCAAGATTGAAATCAATAACATGCTGGACGCTCTGACGAGCATAGTTGTTATTCCTGAAGGTCAGGATATTCCGGTTAGTGAGCGAAAGAAGGATACCTATTATTTCAAGGTGATGCGCAGCTACACGATCGGATTCCATGATAACTACGGCAGCTGCACCTATGTGGCACCGCAAACGCAGGAGCCAGTCATGGGCGACTACAGTATCTGGTTTCTGGTGGAATCAGAAGAAGATCAGGAAGGGCGCACAGAGGAAAAACCGGACGTCGGAAGCGTCAGCTATGTCACCAGCCAGGCGCAAATTCCACAGCTATATCCTTATGGCATCTGTTGGGTGCTGGATGATGATATCATCACCGCTCCGCCGGAAGGGGTGGAGACAGAGCCGGAAGCAGGCAGCGGGTCGATTGTTTATGTCAGCACATTGCATGATTTACCGGAGCTGGTGCCTTATGGCATCTGCTATATTTCAGATTAAGGAGTGATAAAACCAAATGCCAGTCACAAAAAAATTCAAGTATAAGGACGCCAATGGTACCGAAAAATGGTATGACATCGGGGCGAAAGCATCGAATGTAGATATGCCAAATGGCACGACAGTGGAAGATCATATCAACGATGACACACTGCACTATATTGGTGTTGAAGAGGTTACTCTCCCGAAAGAAAGCTGGAAGCTAAAAGAGGGCGTTTATACGCAAGAGTACACCAAACAAGTGGAAGAAAATGTGGTGCCGGAGCTTTCGGCCAGCGCACAGATGGACCGGCAGCTTAATGGCTCCCAAATTGCGATCAAAGCATACAATCAGGGCGGAAAGATCACGTTTACATCCTATGAGGTGCTGCCGACCATCCAGATTGACTTGCAGCTTAGGCTTAGACGCACTATGCCAAACCCGGGAGAAACAGCTCGGGTATTCTATTCCAACCATGTCGGCAGCACCGCAGGAATTAAGCAGCCACTGCCGGCGCAGGTAACAAATTTTTCGGCAAAAAACAACAGTACAGATGCAGAGCTTAAAATAGACCTTGTATGGACAAATCCACCGACAAACTGCGCGGGCGTTGTTCTCATCCGTAAAGAAGGTAGTGCTCCGAACGGCCTGAACGATGGTACCAGGGTGTATGATGGGACAGCAGGGTCGTACACTGACACCACTAATCTAAAGGTTGGGGGACGCTACTACTACCGGACATTCCCGCACAACAGTAATCATGAATACCAGGTGGACTCTGCGGGCGCAATCGCAGAGGTAACCATTACCCCAGGAAAGCCAGGGCAGGTAACGAATCTGGCAGTAGCGGACGTTAGCACCGACACCGATGGCTATCGGGTAAAGGTAACGATGAAAAATCCGGCAGAGAGTAAATACTGGGATAGAACAGTTGTAATTAGAAAAACGGGCAGCCTGCCGGTAGAGCCAACAGACGGCATCAAGGTATATGAGGGAAAATCGGAATCGTTTGTTGATACCAGTGCGCTGACCTATGATGAGAACTACCACTACAGGGCGTTTGCTTATAACTCTGCGAACACCTTCAACGATGCAAGCAGTGGAGCGACAGCAACTATATCGCTGACCCCGGGCAACCCTGCGGGAATCACTGCACTGCAGGCAGCGAGCGACAAGGGCGGTACTGTGACCGCAAGATGGACAAACCCGAAAACTTCGAAGTTTTTTGCCAATGCAGTCATCGTTATGAAGGAAGGCAGCAAGCCGACGAGCATCTCGGATGGCATCGAGATCTACCGAGGGCCTGCGGAGATGGCTACCTACAGCGGAGTACAACATGGAAAAACCTATTATTTCCGCGCTTATGCCGCAAACATAAAAGGCGGATATGACTCAGAACAAGACATGACCGTTACTGTTACCCCAAACCTTATCCCGGATGAACCGACCTCTTGGAGCTTAGTCAAAACCGATACCAATTCCGGTTCCTTTACCTTCCCTGAAACAGGATACTTTAAAATTGTTGTTGCCGGAGGAGGAGGAAAGGGCGGAGACGGCAAATTTCAAGGACCAGACATCGGAGACGGCGGGTACGACGGCTATAACAAGGCTACCGGAGGCGGAGGTGGTGGATGCGGCGGATTTGCAGAATCCAAATTTTTAAAGCAAAAAGGAGAGACCGTTTCCTATACAGTCGGTTCAACGGTCACCTGCGCAGGAATGACAGCAACAAGCGGTAGGAACGGAGGAAGTAGGACAGGTGGAGAGGGAGGAACAGCCTCCGGAGGAAATCTCAGAAATGTACAGGGCGAAAAAGGGGGATACGGTACTTATCAAAGCAAAGATGCGGGATTTTCTGTCAGTGCAAGCGGCGGCGCAGGCGCCAGAAATGAGCATAGCTACGGAGGAAGTGGAGGAGGTGCGAGCGGACATGGAACTAACGGAAAAGGAGACGAAGATCCAGGAAGCCCCGGTAGCAGCTCGTGCGTCAAAATTTATCGCGGAAACACCAACGTGCCTGCAACCACAAGGAATGCTGAAGATATCACCTACCTGATGCTGCAGAACGCAAGGCTGGCACAGGAGCAGACCACAATTTTACTGGCACAAACACCAACGGAAACACCGACAGAAACAGAACAGGGGGAAAAAGCATAATGACAAAGGAAATGTTAATTCAGAGATACCGCGATTACATTGCAACCGACGCGCACCTGCAGATGGGTGTAGAGCTGGGGATTTTAAGCGCAGAGGAGATGGATGCCCTTCAGAAAGAACGGGCGGGGCAGGACGGCATTGTAAGCCGTGCAGAATATGAAAAAGCAAAGACAGCGGCAGAGTCAGCAGCGGCAGCGCTGCTGCAGGCAGCCAAGATGCAGACCGAAAAGCAGTAAGGAGGCAGAAAGATGTTTGATACCATCAAAGAACTTTTTGACATGGGATTATACCAGAAAGAAGACCTTGTAACCTTTGTGCAGGCGGGCTGGATTACGCAGGAGCAGGCGGACGGTCTGACAGCTGAAAACACATAAAAACATAAAGAAACAGGCAAAAGCAGAAAACGGAATGGGAAAAGGGAGCCCGCTCTGTTTTATGGGAAAAGGAAAAAAAGAATAGAAACGGGCCCCAGAAGGGACAGAAATGAAAACAATCTATGCAACCGTGCAAGGGAGTCTTCTGGATTTCGACGCAACCCAGCTGAACATCGTAAACGGAGAAGGGTGCCGTCTTGTCTTTTCGTTTGCATCCGACTGGGAAAATGAATATAGATCCGTTGAAATTAAAAGGGATGCACAGACCCGAACAATAGCACTATCCAGTAACTATATGATGGTGCCAAACGAGCTACTGCAAAGTAGTGGCACGATCATCTTCCGGGCGATTAAGGGACTGCTGGGAACAAGACAGATTTGCACGGACTATGTGGCTGTAGACTTTATCATCAGCAACCCCACCAACAGGACAAGAACGGCAGAATCCACCGGAGCGAGAGGCCCAGAGGGACAGCGAGGACCTGCAGGAAGGCAGGGACCAACGGGACCTGTGGGTCCTCCCGGACCGGAGGGAAAGGAGGGCGGCACTTTCCTGCCGGCTGTCAGCTCGGAGGGAGTGCTGAGTTGGCAAAACAATCGTGGACTGGAAAACCCGAAACCGCTACGCATCACCGGAGAGAGCGCCTATGAAGCAGCGAAAAAAGGAGGGTATCAAAAGAACCTCGAAACCTTCTACATAGAAATGGGAACCCTCGCAGAACAAGCGGTATTTGCAAAGGAGCAAGCGGAGCGAGCGGAGAACGCTGCAAACGAAATCGGGCCCAAGGTGGTGCAGGCAGTCAGCACAATCGAGTATAAGGGACAGCAAGAGTTAAAAGCCATCCAAGAAGCCGGGAGCGCCCAGAGGAACGAGATTAACCAGGCAGGTAACCAACAGGTCACTGCTGCGAAAAGCTACGCTGTGGGCGGCACAGGGAGCCGTGAGGGCGAGGATAAGGATAACTCGCTTTATTATGCGGAACGAGCCAGAGATCACAGCGAGAACGCCTCTGGGAGCCGCACCGTAGCGGCGCAGAAGGCAAACGATGCCGTACAGGCGGCAGCGGCGGCAGAGAGCAGCGCCAGAGTTGCAAAAGCATCAGAGAACATCTCCTCTGCAAAAGCCCATGAAGCTGCAGCAAGTGCCGAAAGCGCATTGGTGCAGGCAAATCGAGCCAAAAGTGAAGCAGATCGTGCTGCAGAAATTTCCGGTAACTTAGGGTGGTTTGAAAATAAAAATGCGTTGATTACAGCATATCCGACCGGACAAAACGGATGGATCGCAATCAACGGTGAGACAGACACTATCTGGACGTGGGACAGCGATACTGGAAAATGGGTGGATACCCACACCCAGGGTATCGGAGACTATGCCCAGGCGATCAACAAGCCGCAGCTCAACGGAATCACTCTGAATGGCAATAAATCGCTTTCTGATTTAGGAATCCAGCCGGAAGGAGACTATGCGACCAACGCAGAGATGCGGTCGGAATTTAACAAAGTAGTCTACAGCGTACCGGAAAAGGGACTCTCCACCAACGATTACACCGATCTGGACAAGGCAGAGGTTGGGAAGGTAAAGGATAAGGCAAACACTGCCGACGTGAACAAGGTGCTGGCGGGCAAGGCAAACCGACCGCAGGCAGCGGTAGCCGGGAACCTTGCCGCATTAGATGCAAGCGGCAACCTTACAGACAGCGGGAAAAAAGTAAGTGACTTTACGCCATACTTGATCTACTTGACATTGGATGCAGCAGGATGGACAGCAGAGGGGGGGGAGAAGTATTCACACGCACTGATGGATGGAAACATCAAGAAAGAAGCAATCTTATTAGCATCTCCTGCTGACGATGAAACATCAGAAATGATAGTGCAGATGGGTAAAGAAGGGCTGAGCGGCTACAACACGCAAAACGCTCAGGAAGGAGCCAAAATCATTTTCTATGGATTAAAGCCGGAAAAAGAATTAAGAATACAGCTGACCGTTATGCCAGTACAGATATGAAAAGGAGGGAGAAAGGTGGCAGCAATCAACAGCCCTATGACCCTGATCGGAGGAGGTAGCGGGGGAAAAATGCTTTTCGGCGTGACTCTCCCGCCCTCCATCTACTACACGCAGGCAGCAGAATGGCTGAAAATCAAGGACAACCCAAAGACCGCAGTCACAGAAACGCAATGGGATGGACAGGTGGTATGTGGAGGCAATCTCTGGGAACTGTATGGCAACAACGCCTACTGCTACAGTTTAGAAACTGGAGACTTGCTGGAAACTGTGCCGCTGAGCGGGATTAACGGTACTCCTTGTTGCGGAATTACAACCGATGGAAAAAGCAGAATTTGGATTTGCAGAATTTTGACTTCAACTGGGGCAAGACAGGATTCAGGAACTGTAGTTCCATCTTATGTTTATGGGGACACTACCATATTTTTATTTGAATTTGATATCGAATCAAAATCGCTAAAAAATCTATATTCCTTATCAAGAGGAAGACATGAGAGAAATTGTGGAAAGTTCTATAGCTGGTCCAAAAAGGGTGAGTCTTTTGTAAGAAACATAATAGGAATTATCGGTTATTCAAAGCAATCCAATAAGGTTTATTTTGGAAAATATCATTATTCTATCAATTTAACAATTCAATATTCTACTTCTTCAAGCGGAAACTATTACAGCAGAACCGAAAATTTGAGCAAAAATGAAAATATTATGTTTGCTTATGACCTCACCACAAACACCTGCACACAGATTGCAGCACATCCATATAACGACACATATATGGGTCAGTATTTCTATGATGACGGCGATTTCTTCTACGTAGGAAACGGATTCAGCGGAGCAGACAAGGATAAGCGAATTTCCAGATACAACAAACTGAGCAACATCTGGGAAAACCTATCAACGACTTTCGAGGGATACACGGTCGGACCGTTCTCCTATGTACAAATCGGGGACAAGATGCTGCAAATCAGCAAGGATGCTACCGGTATCTTTGACCCGAAAACCGGCAATCTGGAGACATTGAGCACCCCTGTTGTTCCGCCGGATGCCACCATCATGTACCCCGGCTTCAAAGCCTTCAGCAACAACATCCTCTACCTCATCACCAGTCAGGGGGTGTACAAGTGCCCTTTCTTTTCCAGGGTGCCGGAGGATGCGCCAATTGTATGTAAAATCTACAAAGGGCAGAAATACCACACGACGGAACCGTTTGAAATCCCCGGTAAATTGAAGCTGCTGCGGACACAGCAGGTGGCCGACCGTGACATTGAAATCAAAATGTACGAGTATGACAGTGCCGGTGGTCAGACAATTTATATCGAAACATAGATACGAGGACAGGGAATGACCCAGGAAGGAAAATGGGCATGAAATCCCAAAATGAACTAACGGTGTATGGGAAGAAAATAGATGTATCGCCAATTATCAATAAAATCATTGAAGGCGAGGAAAATGTAGACATTGTCAGAATAAAAATGCCATTAACATACGAGCAAATAGATTTGACAAATCTCAACTACATACTATACTGCGACAGTGAGAATACCAGAGCATCCCAGAATTTAAACAAGATTGTTGATGATGAGGGCCTAACCTTAGAATGGAAAATCACTGCTGACTTCACGGTGGTACCGGGTGCTCTAAAAATCACAATCAAGGGGTATGACGCAAAGAAAGACTTAATTATTAAGCTTGTAGCCAATAACCCTATCTACGTTTGCAGAAATCCTGCGGGAGGAGAAAATCCACCACCGCCAAATGAGATTGAACAAACACTAAAAGAAATGTATGTGGTGCTGGAAAGGACAGAGCAATGTGCAGAAAACGCACAGAATAGCGCGGATAACGCACGGGAAGTCGCATCTCATCCACCAGTTATCGGGGATACCGGCAGCTGGCAGCTATACGATGAAGCGACTGGAAAATATGTGGACAGCGGCAAGCCATCCAGAGGAGAGCGAGGCGAACGGGGACCACAAGGCGAGCAAGGTCCGCAGGGAGAACCGGGTCCGCAAGGGATACAGGGCGAGCAGGGAGCAACAGGTCCGACAGGACCGAGAGGTGAGCGAGGCGAACAGGGACCGCAGGGAGAACAGGGGCTACCGGGTAAGGACGGAGCGCAAGGACCACAGGGGAAACAAGGACCGCAGGGACCCGAAGGACCTCAAGGACCGGAAGGCAAGCCAGGTAAGGATGGCTTAGGGCTGCCTATTCCAACCTCGCAGGACGCCGGCAAAGTGCCGATAGTGGATGCTGCTGGGACAGGATATGAGCTAGTGCCTGCAGCTGAGCTGCTGCCAAACGGGGATGGGGTGGCGTACTAGTGGCGCTCGTAACGACAAACGATAAGCACTACGCCGATATTGCGGCAGCGATTCGCAGTAAAAACGGCGAGCAAGCAAAATATAAGCCGGAGCAGATGGCGGCAGCAATAAAAAATATTTCCGGGGGTGGGGGCGGCGGTAGCAACGAAACGGAAACAGCCCTTATCGAGCGCACGCTTACCAGCTACAGCAATCCGGATATTACTAAAATCGGAGTCTATGCCTTTTACAGGTACAAGAGCTTAAAAGTAATCAGTGTACCAAAGGTTGAGGTGATAGAAAATAGCGGACTATACGAAGCAGGCATTGAAACCGCTGATTTATCTGCTTGTAAAACGCTGCAATACGGAGCGATGCAAATGACGGCTTGTGTAAAGGTTGATATGTTGGGGGGTGGATATATTGCAGATGCGGCGATAAGAGATAGTAAAGTCGAGACTTTGATTTTGCGAAGTGAAAAAACAACAAGCATGCAAAGCAAAAATGCCCTTGCAAATACTCCAATCGCCAGCGGTACAGGCTACATCTATGTGCCCAAGTCGTTGGTGGAGCAGTACAAGGCAGCTACCAACTGGGTAGTGTATGCGGCGCAAATCAGAGCGATTGAGGATTACCCGGAGATTACAGGAGGTGCAAAATGATTGTAAGAGAGGATTTAGGCAACGGGCTGATACGCACCTACTCGGATTTGGGGGTGCAAATCGAACGAGAGGGTGTGCAGTATGCCGAAGCCATCGACCCCATAGAGTTGGGGAGAGAATACACGGAAACAGAAATGCCGGTGGAAATTGGGATTGAAACAATGACAGCGCAGCGGCATAGGAGACGAAAGTCTGTGAGATAACAGACTGTAAAAGAAGGAAAGTTGCTCTTTTTAGGACAATTTCCCTTTCCTTTTGGAGTTTTATATGAAAGGAGGTGATTGGTAAATGAACGAGTTAAGCGAAATCTCGGCGCTGGTGAAGGAGTACATATCGCCGGAAACGGTGTGGCTGGTGCCTTGTCTGTATGCGCTGGGCAGCATCATCAAGCGCTCCATCCGCATCGATGACACCCTGATACCGGGCATCCTGTGCCTGGTGGGGGTGCTGCTGTCGGCGCTGGTGAGCGTGGCTGCCTGCGAGCCGGTGGGCTGGATGCAGTGGGTGATTCTGGCGGCGGTGAGCATCGGGCAGGGGTATGTGCTGGCGGCGGCGGCAATCTGCCTCAATCAGCTGATCAAGCAGCACGGCAGGGCAGGAGCGCTGAAAAAAGGATTTGACGGAAAGGAAGAGGAAGATGAAACAGGGAATTGATGTATCCAAATGGCAGTCACAAATTGACTGGCAGAAGGTCAAAGCGGACGGGATCGACTTTGCCATCATCCGCGTCGGCTTCTGCTACAATAATGGTGCATTGAAGCTCGACAGTGCATTTATGCAGCACATCAAAGGTGCGCTGGCGGCAGGA